TATATTCCCTTTTTCATCTTGCCAACGTAAAATCCAATTACATAAGGTGAATTTACCTTGATAATGAATATCATCTATATTAAACGATTCTGTGCAAATAAAATACTCCTGAGATTTTGAATGATAAATAATATCACCCACCTCAACAGGAGTATCACAAAGAGTTTGAAATTTTACTGTCCAACCATTTGCATTTGAAAATTTCCGACCATACAAACGAATATCAATATCTTCTTCATTTGCATAATCTTCTAAATTCAATAAGCCCAATCGCCAAAAATAAACACCTGACTGAAAAGAGGCACCATCATAAAATGTTTGATTCAAAATCATTCTACTTGCCTTGATTTTATCTTCTCTAATAGAAGAACCAGTCCGAGCCATTTTAGCTTTAAATTTATCTAAACATTCCACAAAGATACCTCCTTTCTATTAAAATATCTATTTTATTTAATAAGATTTCCTATATCCATTTGTGCCTAATCTTGTACCACGATTATAAGCATCTTTCCAAGCATAACGTGATAACCAAGTATCGTTTTCTCTGATATAATAATCGTGCATTTCCATAAGCCTATTAAGCATTGTTTCAGCTTTAAGCGCGTGGAAATCTGTAGATGTAAGATGAAGTTTAAGCAAAGTAGGTGTTTGAATATACTCTGAATCTGTATATCCAATAACCATATAGTTACTCAAAATTTCAATCTCAGTATCAGTTAAATCTTGATTAAAACACTGATTTTCTTCATCTCTATCCGCTAAATCAGTCCTACAAACGTGAAATTTAGCAATCGCAGGAACAAGAAAATCGTGTAAAAAACCTTTAACCGTACTTTCATCCATAAGAGGGATGTCAAAATTCTTAAACTTTGGCAAACAAGCCTCGTATATCTGTTCATACGAAGTCATATTTTCTCGCCCCTTTCGTGGTTTGTTTTATTAGTCAACCAATCCAACAAAATCAATATCAAATGCCTTGCCAAGTTGTTTAATTACATAAACATCAGTAATTTCGCCACTGACAATCATATTTTTGATGTTATTAAAGATTGCAGACTTAAAGCCATTAGTGCCACTATTAATTGTAGTAACGATAGTGTTAAGACTATCCTTAGTGTACTTTGAGCCATCCATAAGAAAATCATATTTTTCATACGTTTTTGCAAGATTAAATTCTTTAACCACTCTATCATCAAGCGGTTTGAGCAAGAAGTTTCTAAAATATGTCTTATGATTTCTCCACATATTCTTAATTACACTATAAGGCATAGCAACAATTTCGCCTACTTCTTCCCAAAAATAAGTAATATCAGTAGCTTTATCCCAATAAGTTATATTTGAATCAAAAGATTGTACATCAATTTCTTCATCATCTTCAATTTTAATCTTTTCAGGCTTAGCAACAACTTCAACAGGTTTTTCTTCTACTGTTTCCTCGACAGGAGTGGTAGTCGCTTTTTCAACAACTACCGTCTCCTGAATATCCTCTACTTTATTCTTTCTCGGTCTACCCATATAATCACACTCTTTCTAAATAATTATAATATAAAAACAGAAATCAAGTAAATGTAAATTTACCTACTGCACTCGGAAGGACAAGACCTAATCCAATTTTCGACTGAATCTGAGCATCAATAGACTGGTCGTTATTCTCCTGACCATCAGTATTAGACTTAGTACGAGTATCACCGAAAAATTCAAGTTTAATCGGCTTTGAATCTCCACCAAGAATATATACATCATTATTACTTAATGCAAGCTGGAAAGTACCAGATCTAAGTGTCTGAGGGATAATCATAAGTACATTATTTTCCCACATACCAATAGAGCCAGTCTGAGCCTTTGCCTCTTTCTGAGAATTAGCAAACATCTTATCAGGAACAGCCTCAGCCAGCTTACGAAGCGCACCCTTAGTACCAGCAATAGTTATAGAATCATAACCACCAGCAGTCTGAATAAGGTCTACAAGATCGCCAAGCGCAGCTTCAGTATTACCCGAACCAGTAAACTCACTGGGAATAGCATTAGCGATATTGTTAAACTGAGCGTAAATTCTATCCTGAATAAACTTATTAACAGACTTATAAATCTTATCCATCAGTTTTTCAAGACTTGAAATACCAAGCAAGAAACGCTCTAAATCTTCATAAACGTGAATGTAAATCCACTCTTTCGGCAGATTAACAACTTCACCAATATCAAGAAGTTGTCTGTCTGTATCCCAGTGATTGCCAGCGAAAGAAGCAACGGACAGAAGACCACCCTCTGCATAAAAGTCTGTTCTATCACCAAGTCCACGGTCTTTAATTTCTACAAACGAATCTATGAAGGGAGAATTAAGAACATTCTCACGAATTGTAGTAGTAACAATTTCTTCAACGATTTCATAAAGTTCAATCTTATTTCTACGAACTGCCTGATAGAGTGTTTTACCACCAAGCATATCATTATTAATCATATCTCTGAGATGATTTTCAAGGTCTTTCTTAGTAACTGTAGTACCATCATCAGCCTGACAAGAATACTCATTACGACCTAAATCCATAGCCAGATCAAAAATCTCACTCTGAGTCTGAGAAAAATTAGTATTAGCCATAAAAATTACCTCCTATCTTTATTACTCGTCATAAGTAACAACTCTTACTTTGTAAATAACAGCAGCATGACCGTATGTATGAGCAGTTGTAACAAGAGTAGCACCAGCGGTACGTTTACCCTCTACAACGCCCTCAAAAGTAGCACCAGAAGTAGCAGCAGCCTTAGCTACCAACTTACCAGTAGTAGAATCAATCGTAACAAATGCACCAGTATCCATAGCAGACTGAGAAGCAGTTGTAACACCATCAATAGTGATACCAAACTTGTCATTCTTGTTCACTTCACGAATACGGAATACAGAACCAGCCTTATTAATAAATTTATCTCTACGCTGATTAGTAATGTGATGATTATCCTCATCCCAAGCAGGCTGGTCTACAACAAATACAGACTTGCCTTCAGCAATACCCTTTACAAAAGTATAAACAGGCTCACCATTAGTAGTATCTACACCACTAATATAGCCAAAAGTACCATTTTCAACATCAGTAGCACATACAGCATCAAAAATCTTGCCATCATATTTTGTAGATCCCATATTGGAACTCTCGAAAACGCAAAATGCCATAATAATTCCTCCTTTAATTATCTTTCAGTACGAATAAAACCGTACTTAGTTCTCTTACAGCCTTCGGGTACACTGTCTTCACCAGTGTTAATTCCAAGTACAGTAGAATCCTTCTTATTTCCTGCACTGAAATTAGTGGCTATATTTTTTCTTGCGAACATAACCGCACACTTTGCTTCTACGTCATCAGCAGTAGCGTACTCGTCCAGTTTGCCCTTCAACTCAACAAATTTCTCATCGTCTTTAAGAGCAACCTCATACTGTGCGATTACATCTTCTTTTGCTTTCTTAGTTTCAGCCTCAATACGCTCAGATTCAGCTTTCTCATACGCTTCGTATTTAGGCTTGATCTCATCAAGTTCAGCCTTTACATTAGCGTAATTAGTTTCAGCTTCACCCTTCGCTTCATTTGCAGATTCAACACTCTTTTCAGCTTCGGACACCTTCGTAAAGGCGGTATCCTCAATGTCCGAAATATGAGTGCCAAAGTCAAATGCACCTTCGGGAGCAGTTTCACCCTCTACATAATCTGCATATGTAATCTTCTTGCGTTTAGCTGATTCAAAATTAACAACAGGCTTATCGCCATCCATACTAAACTCACAACCGTAATAGTGATAACCATTCTGTCTATCAACAACAATCACTTCATTTTCTTGAATATCTGCAAGATAATATCTCGGAACAGCATCGCCCCATCTATCCTTCATTACAGCAAACTCAGAAACAATAGCTGCAACATCGTCAAACATCTGTAATACGGTCTGAGAAAAATCGGTAGCCATATCGTCATTACCTCCTTCTCCGTTGTTATTTTGTGGTTCACTCTCGTTACTTTCTTCTTTCTTTTTATTTTCAAAATCAGTCATAACCTGAGTAAACTCTGTATATTTATCGTTAAGTTCACTTTGAATTTCCTTTACAAAATCACTAACAGTAAACTGAACTTCTACATTGCTACCAGCCATAGCTGGTTGATATTTGGCATCATTACCTAAAATACAAGCACCTCTGAATGAAAACTCATCAAAGACATAATTGCCATCTTCGTCCTCGTGACCAGAATAAGAGTCTTCATCTTCTCCAAACAGCTCCATCGAATGCTCTTTAATAACATCTCGATTCATAATCTTTGCACCTTTTAAGAAATTCCACATTATTCCATCAACAACGACATACTCTCTTTCTGTGCCAGAACCATCATCTTTGATTTCAAAATGTGCGTTGTTTTCATCATTAGATAAAATGACACCATAAGCTGCACCAATATATTCTCTATGCAACCCATTTTCATCTTTTACAAGAATGTATCTATGATTACTGAAATCGTCTTCACCCTTGCTATTCTTTTCGATAAAACCTAATATCGGGATATACGCAAGAGATGGTAATGCTTTTTCAACAACATCTTTTTCAAAGATAGAGCCATTGGCGTTCAAGCCAGTATGCATCAGGGTGACTCTGACTTTAGTAAACCTTTTATCTCCTTGCGTGTATTCAGTAATCTTTTCAAATTCAACAGGGATTGATAACTTAGATTTATCAACAGTTTTTATCCCTGTCTTCGTTTCATCAGCCATAACAATCCCTCCTAACTATCATTCTTTTCGTTATCCGCTGTCTTTTCGCCTTCTTCACTCAACACTTCACCTTTTGAAGCATTAGTAGGTCTACCAGCTTCGCTATTGCTATCACCGCTTTGCGTATAACTCGTGGACAAAGGCGTAAAGTTTTCAGCAAAATTAAAAATATTTTTAGACATAATAAAACTCCCCTGTAAAACAGAAGGAGTCATACCAATCGAAGCCAACCATCTTTCAATAGCAACACCAAAAGTAGCGGCTTCTTTATATTTTTTTGTCACATTATCATTGTTATATATAGTTACATCTAATAATGTAAATTTAAACTTGAATTTAGCCTTATTAAACTTATTTAATTTAATATATCTGTCACACCATCGTTCAAATTGACGATACAAAGCATATACAAATCCCGATGTATTCTCAACAGAAATCATAACTGCTGTACCACTCGCAGAACCATTAAAGAACTCCTGAGTCTCGCCAGCAGAATTATAAATCTCATCAACAGCATCAGATACGTTATTTCGTGTATTGCTCGAATCCTTAAAACTAATTGCCTCACCAGCAGAGCCAAGAGTATGTATCAATGCAATATCATCACTCATATTTTCTCTGTTAATATCGGCAAATATACTCAAAATCTCAGGAGAAAGCAAAGGTTTGTCAACCACTTTCTCATCAATAGGCACTTTAACAAGAATTGCCTTATAATTATCAGTACGAGCAGATTGTAATTTTAATTTCTTAAATACGTCTAAATCAAGCAAATCTTTTATTAATCCAATAAGTATAGGAAAAGGATACTCCCACTGATAATTCATCTTTATACAGATTTGTTTTTCAGCAGGCGGTGTGTACCAACCATTTGGATATTCCCCATTTTCTCTATAATCTATAAATGCTTGTTGTACATAATCAGGATATGCACCAATATATTTACCTTTAATTGCATTTAAATTTATTTCAAAATTAAAAACACCGTCTTGTATTTGATGGATACGATAGACTTGATGTGGCACTTTTCTTAAATAAAAGGTATTATTTGAACCATACCAATCCTCAACAACAAGACCACAATAAACATCTTCATAAGGGATAACCCTCATTACTTTTGAAAATTCGTGAGTAATGTGCATATCTTCAAAACGCTTGGCTAATCTATTATAAACACGTTTTAAACTATTCATATCAACATCGGTGTCAGTTCCGTAAAGGTCAATCCACCAACAAAACTTTGCCATATTACTATAAACTGTATTAAGTCTATAATAATGAGGTGAACGGCGCATTAAAATATTTGAAACTGTTAATAAAATACGCCAATATATTTCAGGATGGTCAAAAGCATTACGAATATCTCTTAGTTTAATACCACCTATTGAATTATCATTAAGAATTTCAGTGTTAACACACAAATCGTGTGTCATCAGTCGAGAAAAAGAAGACCAATTTATTTTCCCTTCTTTTAACCCCTTTTCAAAAACTTCTTCGTCTTTATCATATTGATTTTTATTATATACTGGTATAGTTACAGATTTTTGTTTCTTTGTTTTACTTTGACTCAATTCGCCCTCACCTCCTATTAATACATAATTGGTCTACGATTTAATTTACGCATACTCTGAGCATAATCTTTCATTGTATATTGCTTATTATTATTTCTAAGATTTTTCCTTTCAAGTTCACATTGAACCCAATAATTATAAGCTAAAGAACTGTATCTATCTTTACGCATACCAATTTTTTCAAATAATTTAACATCAGCACCATTAATCTTCCCTTCAAGATTAACTAAC